ACCTAGACAGCCACCGCGTCTCGCGTAACTTTTTTGTAAATGTTTCGGAAATCGTATTTTACGATCTCATCAATTGCTCGTTCAACTTCCAAGTCATTCTCTTCATCGGAGAGTTGGTCCGAGGTTCTGGCAATTCTACCAAGATACGAACATGAATAATAACCTTTTTCCTCATCAAACAGTAACCATGAAGTGAACTGTTCAAATGGATCGAAAGGATTGTCAATGGTTGTAAGCATACACTTCTTCGCCATTTACTTTGTTCACTCCTTTCCGTTCAGATACTTCGACACAGTAGAACTGGAAACACCCAAAGCCGCTGCTATCTCAGCAGTGCTATAGCCAGAAGCATTCAGCGCCGCAATACGATTTACTTTGGCAGAACTAAGAGTTGTTGTTGCACGAGGGGTAGCTCTCTGTCTGACTGTATCTATGTTTGTACTGTTGAGAATCTGAGTAAGCTTGTTCTCGCTGATAGCGCCGGCTTGAATCGCTTCCCATTCACGATCTGTAATCTCGACAGGGGTTCTCTTGGCACCAACAGCAGTACGGGCCACAGTAAGGGCCTGTTGATTAGCCTTCTTGATTTCAGCCTTTGTCATATCAGGGTTGTCTATCTTCTTAGCGGCCACAATAGAATTCGCCATGGTCTGTGCCTGACGCTCGCGGGGGGCGTTCTTTAAAGCTACATTAAGCTTAGCCATAAGAGAATCAACCTCTGTCTGGTAAGTCTGTTTTGCTGAAGCAGAGTAGGCTATCTTTCCAGTATTAACCATCTCCCTGCGGGCCTGATTAGCCAGAGACTTCATGGTATTTGCATAGTCTGCATACGCCTCTTCCTGTGGTGTCCCAGAAGAGAGAGTGCGAGCGTCTCTGGTTTCTGCCATCTTGGTGCTCTTTTGAATCCGCACCTGGGTCTTTCCGTTC